CTAGCTAGAATCCGGTCGTAGCTAGAACCCAACCGTAATGCGGGCCATTGATCTGCTGACCAGCAGCGTCGACATGAAGATGCGCGAAAAGTGCATCGAGCTGCCCAACGGCAAGAACTTCTCTTTCTGGATGCGCCCCCTCACCCTCGGCGAACGGTCGAAGGCCCAGAAGCAAACCGCCGGTGATGACACCAACGCATTCGCCCTGACCCTCCTGGTCAACAAGGCCTACGACGAAAACGGCGGCCGCATGTTCGCCCCCGGCGACCTCGCCCAGCTCAAGAACGACATCCCTGCCTCGCTGGCCGAGAAGATCTTGGTGCGCATCCTCGAAGATGATGCAGCCGGGGAGGTAGACGAAGCGGACAAGCGCGACATCAAAAGCACTGGAAAAGCAGCTGGAAGCTGACGGATTCCTTGTCCTGCAGTTCATGGTTGCCGAGAAGCTCGGCCTCACCGTCGCCGAGCTCAGAGATCGGATGACGCCAGTGGAGTTGCTGGGCTGGCAGGCGTTCTTCAGCGTTAGGGCCAAGCACGAAGAAGAAGCCCGACAGAAACAGAAGGTGCAGATGCGTCGTCGATAGACTCCAGGGGGCGATGGTTGCCCCCTTTTTTGTCGCTGGGGTTGGCGTGGCAGAGGCTTACAGCGTTTCTCTAGATCTGCAGGTCGGGCAGCTGTTTCAGCGTCTCGACCAGCTAGAGCGACGGCTGAGCGGCGTTGGCCAGGCTGCTGCCGGCACCCAATCGGTGATGGATCGCTTCCAGCGGTCGGCCACATCCCTCGGGGCCTTGGATGCTGCCGGCGGGCGGATGCAGCGCACCCTCGACCTGATGGCGGGATCGGCGAAGAACACCAACGAGGGGATGCGGCGCCTGGAGAGGCAGCTGCAGGCCATCGTCGACAAGACCGATCGCAACAGCCAGGCCTATGCGGTAGCTAGTGCGAACCTCGACCGCTACCGGCAGTCGCTACGCGGCGCGGAAGCCGAGACCAACCGTTTCGCCAGCGCAGCCGGCGGCCTCCAGAGCGTCATGGCAGCGGTCGGCGCTGCGGCGCTCGTCAACAGCTTCAAGCAGGCCGGCGTCGAGGCGGCCATGGCAGAGCGCAAGCTGGGCTTCCTGACCACCGAATACGGGGAGCAGGCCAAAGCGCAGGAGGCGGTGCTGCGCGTCCAGAAGGAACTCGGCATCAGCAACACCGAAGCCAAGCAGGGCATCTCGAACCTCTATGCCGCGCTTCGGCCGACAGGCATCGAGCTGAAGAACATCGAGGGCGCCTTCCTGGGCTATGCCAAGGCGGCCAGGCGCACCGGCCAGAGCAATGCGGAGATCAGCGGCGGGATGCTCCAGCTCAAGCAGGCCCTCGGCTCCGGCGTCCTGCAGGGCGATGAACTGCGCTCCATCCGGGAGAACGCACCGGCGGTCGCTCAGGCCATCGCTGCAGTGATGGGCACCACCGTGGGCGGCCTGAAGAAGCTGGGCGAGCAGGGGGCGATCACCAGCAAGGTCGTGCTGGATGCCCTGAATGGCCTGGCGAATAGCACCATCCCGCCGATCACGGCGGTCGACCGGTTGAATGCAGCCTGGACTGACTTTCAGGCAGAGATTGCGGGCAGCCTGGGGCCGATGACCTCGGGCATCATCGCCTTTGGGGCTTCGATCCTGGAGGGCTTCCAGAAGCTGCCTGGGCCAATCAAGGATCTGATCACTGCCATGGGCGCCTTGGCGCTGGCGGCGATCGGCGTGGCCGGCGCCATCGCTGCTATTGGCGTGGCAGCGCCCGCTGTTACGGCCGGCCTGGCATCCATGGGCGTTGCGGTGGGGGCCAATGCAGGCTTGTTTGGCACGCTGGCGGCGGCGGCCACGGCGGCGTGGGGAGCGATCACTGCGCCGGTCACCCTGGCGGTGCTGGGTATCGCCCTACTGACGAAAGCGGCCTACGACCTCAATGAGCCCTTCCGCTGGTGGGTGGACAACCTCGGCCCGGCGTTGGGCATGGTCTGGAACGACCTCAGCTATGCCGCCAAGGGATTCGGCGAACTGCTGACTGGCATCGGCACGGACATCAAGACGAGCTGGGAGAGCGCGACGGGTTGGTTTGATTCGATCGGCCAGGGCTTCGGTGAAGCCATGTCTGAGGTGAAGCGGTACTGGAATGCCGTTCCCGAGCCGCTGAAGCAGTTTCTTCTGGGGCCTGTTTATACGGCCATCAGGACGGGAGCGGAGATTGGCAAGGGCGTTGGCGGATACCTCGACAGCGTTCGCAGTCGTGTGGAGGCTGCAGCCGCTGCTCAGGACAAGGTGAAGGAGGCGGCTGAGAAGACCGCGAAGGCGAAGGAGCTCAGCGAGAAGCAGCTCAAGAAACTGGCCGAGGCTCGTCTGTCCACTGAGCAGAAGCTGGCGGACGCCAGGGCCGACGCTGAGCAGAAGATCGCCGATCTGCGCATTTCCACTGCCGAGAAGGCTCAGGCCTGGGAGCTGGACATCGCCAAGGAGCGGCTTGCCACTGAGCGCCGCATTGCTGATCTGCAGTCCGAGATGGCGCTCGGCCGTCAGCTCAGTGCCATTGATTCATCCATGGCCGGCGACGGCAGCGCCAGCGACAAGGCCAAGGGTGTGCAGAAGCAGATGCTGCAGGCCCAATGGGATCTGGAGCAGAAGATCATCGGCGCCAAGCGCAGCGACGATGACCGGCGCAAGGCCTTCACCGAGAAGCTGGAGGCGTTCAAGCTGGAGACCACCAAGGCGTCAGGCCGGATCCAGCAGGAGTACGGCAAGAAGACCGGCGAGATCCTGCAGGGGTATAGCAGGACTGCAGCCAAGATCCTGGAGACCGGCGGCACGAACGCTGGCGCTGCGCTGGAGGAATCGGCCGGGCGGGCAGCGCGGATCATCGAGCAGGCCGGCGCGTCCGCTGGCAGCAGTGGTGGCGGCGTTGGCGCGGGCGGCAATTTCAAGATCGGCGACATCGCCGCCGGTGAGCTCCCGGCCGTTACCCGGGCCCTGCTGAAGACCATCCGCTTCGCCGAGGGCACAGCCGGAGAGAACGGCTACCGGACCATGTTCACCGGCAAGCTGTTCAGCGACATGAGCCGCCACCCGCGCCAGATTCAGCGCAGCAATGGCCTTGCATCAGACGCTGCTGGCGCCTACCAGTTCCTGTCCCCCACCTGGGATGGCATCGGCGGCGGTGCCATGACCCCAGAGCGGCAGGATCGAGGCGCCGTTGCCCTAATCAAGCGGCGTGGCGTTGATCCGACCCTGCCTCAGGGCTTCACGAAGCAGGTTGCCGATCGCCTGGCGCCCGAGTGGGCCAGCTTCCCGACAATCCGCACCGGCACGAGCTACTACGGGCAGGGCAGCAAGACCTTTGAGCAGCTCAAGCGGAACTTCGAGCAGAACCTGAAGGTCGAACTGGCGAAGGATGCTGGCAAAGCCCGGCAGGCGGCCAATCCGACTGCCCCGGGCGGTGTCTTCGCCAATCCGGCAGCACCGAGCACGCTGACCGGCGCTGGCGGCATCTTCAACAACCCGGCCGCATCCTCACCGCTGAATGCGATGGGGCTGAAGGTGGGCAGCGTCGTCGGCGGCCAGCAGGGCCCGAACACCCGACCCGACATTCCGCTTGGCCAGAAGGCGGTGCTGAATGGCCAGCCAGTGGTCTGGAAGGGCGGCCCCGATTGGGAGCTTGACACGATCAGTGCGGCTGCTGCCGGCGGCGCAACTGCAGCAGCAGCGGCCAACAACATCGTGCCGACCGCCAAGAAGCTGCCATACCCGGCTGGGTTCAACCCGGGCAGTGTCGGCTCTGTGGATCCAGGTCAGTTCCTCGGCGGGGTGCAAAGCGCACAAGCTGCCCTGAATGCCCTTGCGTCTGAGGAGCAGGAGCTCACGAAGGAGAAGTCGATCGCTGATTGGGTGAAGCGACAGGAGGTGATCCGACAATCCATCACCGGTGAGCTGACCCTGCAACAGGGCCAGACACAACGAGCGTTGGAGGATGACCAAGCGCGGCTGGAGCTGATGCGCAGTGGGATGAACCCGGCCCTGGCCGAGCAGTTCATTCAGATCGACCGG